CAGGTTTTAAATGGAAATCTTGATGATAAACTATCGAATCAGCAATTGCATCTATATTTAACCTAAGTTTATTATGTTGTTTTATCATTTTTTCATCCGTAATACCACCTTGAGGTGTTTCTACCCCCACAACGGGTACTGAATTGCTAAATTTAGGGCTAATAGATAATAAATGGATAGGGTAGTCTGTAGGTAAGAAATGACTACCTTCTGTTTCGATAGTAATAAAGATATCATTTTTGTAGGCAAAATGTGTTAATTCGTTTACTAACGCAGGGTGCATTGTAGGTGAACCTCCGGTTAACATCATCTCTTTGATGTGGGGGTTTTTGATATAAGCCTCTTTAATATCATTAAAGTTAAATTGTCCTTTTTCTGGGTGGATTGATGTATAAAAAGAATCGCACCATCCACCTTCACCAAAATAACATCTGTGGGTACATCCTGTTGTACGTATAACTACTGTTGGGTATCCTGCTCTAGATCCTTCTGATTGTACAGCGGTGTAAACTTCTACAATAGGTAAAACCTTATCATAGTCTGGTAATCGTTTTAATTGTTTTTGTTCCATAATTTTTTTAAGTGGTTTTTGTTTCACTATTTTTTATTCGCAATAATAGGCAGCATTTTTTCCATGTTCCATGAACTTCACCTTAGTAACCCTAACTCTATTAAACGTTTCTGTTTTAACAAATACATTTAATTTACCAAAGATATACTCTGCGAATTTTTCTGCTCCTGTAGAAGGTATTACTCTTACCTGAGCAACTCCTGCTTCTCCCATTTGTTTAAATGCTTCTACTTCAGGATCATCTTCTGCTACAATCAAGGTATGATCGAAAGTATAATCCATCCAAGCTTTTGGTTGTTTACCATCAATTAAAGTAGATGCGCGTTTCATTCCACCGAAATCCCAAACCCAATTCCTATCGTCTAATTCACCCTCAAAGTAAACTTTGAATGAAATTCCATAACCGTGTATGAATTTACACATTGTACCCTCTGCTCTCCATTGACGGAATACAGTGCTGAATCCGTCGAATACTTTACTTGATTGAAATTTACCCATTATAGAAGTTTTGAATTGCTTGTTCTGTATTTAACCCTAATAATCTATCTTTTGCTTCACCATTTTCTAGTAAGACTAGAGTGGGGATGTTTCGTATTGCGTATTTCGCCGTAAGCTCGGTATTTTGGTCTACATCAACTTTTTTGAAGTTGATTTTTCCTTCGGATTGTAATTTTTCCATTCGGGGTGCTAACTGTTTACATGGTCCACACCAGGTCCCTGTGAAGTACAATATTTCTCTCATTTTTAGTTATTTAATTTATTTTGGTTTATACTAATTCTTCTACTATTCCTATTCCTTCACTTAATATAAGTAAACCTACTGCGAAATCCAAACTATAACATAAAGAAATGTAACCTAAGATACGGATACATGACTTAGTGAAGTTAATTCTTTGGTGAAGGTGGTCATCTGGGTTTTTTTGGTTGTTCATAATTTATGTGTTAATATACAAAAGAAGACTCGCATTGGCAAGTCTTCTTATACATTTATTTGAGATATTGGATAAAATTATTGTGGTCCGTATAGGAATCGAACCTATGACCTTTTCGTTATGAGCGAACTTCTCTACCAGCTGAGATAACGGACCTTGCCTTTTTTAGAGTTTTTAGGATAGAACTCAAGGACAGAACGACCTGTAAAACTATTTAGAAGCGGATTGAGGACTCGAACCTCGCCTCAGGGTTATGAGCCCTACATGCTGCCAATTACACCAAACCGCAATTTGGCGGTCTATGAGGGTTTCGATCCCTCTACTCTACCGTGACAGGGTAGCATGATAGCCAGTTCACAAATAGACCGGTTTTGCTTAGTGAGATTACTAAGCTAGATTTTAACGGTTTTATTTCCTTTCAAACAAACTCATAAGTGTCTTACCACATGAAACAAAGTCAAATTACTGGGAGACTCTATTACCCGTCTTTATTCCTCAGAGAGCGGCGTTAAGGATGTCCACTCTAGTACCCCCATTTTGTTTATAGACTCCATGGATGTCTGTAAGTATCTCTTACTTATTGTGGAGTAGATGGGACTCGAACCCACATACTTTACCTTGCAAAGGTACTGCTAAGCCAATTTAGCTACAACCCCAATTAATTAAAAACTCTTTGTCCAAATTTCAGTTATGGAATTACGCTCCTTTGTTTCAGAGAGTAGATAACCTCTACAATAAACACAACTGCTGATACAGCTTACATATTACTTGAGGTATTTTACAAGTCTGAATACTATTGTTTATCTTCAAGCAAAGAATTTTTAATTTGTATTCCTGGAGGGTATCGATCCCTCTACTCTACCGTGAAAGGGTAGTGACTTAGCCAGTTGTCGACAGGAACATTCAGCGGAAGAGATAGGATTCGAACCTACAAAGCTTTTACACCCGACTGTTTTCAAGACAGCTTAACAACCATTGTCCACTCTTCCAATTGTAACTTTTAGAACACCTTAGAGTTACCAACTAATTCGACAAAACGATTCGAATGGCATCCGCGCCCATCTGTTTAACAATCCAATACTCGAAAGATATTGAGGTTTAATATTAAACAGACCCGTCATCCGTGTGCTTCGTTCCCTATCCTATGCATCGGAATCAGGCCGTTTTGAGCGAATAGAGAGAATCGAACTCTCGTCCTCTGGTTGGAAGCCAGATATAATAGCCATTATACTACACTCGCATTAAAAGTAAAACATTGACCACCCCACATGAGGTTCTGCTCAATAGGCGAGGTTGAATTACTTTTGAGCCTCCACAAGGAATCGAACCCTGTTAATCCGGGTACAAACCGGGTACATTACCATTTATGCTTTGGAGGCAAATATAAGAGAGGTTCGGGTCTTTCGAGGTTTCTAGAAATATCTGGGACTGGAGATAAACCTTTATCTTATTCCAGCTTGTCCTAGCTTCACTTACTCTCTTAATATTATAAGTTAGAATGGTTGTTTGAATCCCTTTTCAGTTCACCCTTGAACGTCTAACTTTATATTTTACTTCTAATTCTACCCAATACTTCTGTATGGACTAGTATCTAAACTTTTAACGCGTATTAATTATTTAGCGTAGTTATTAAATAAGTTTTCTCTTATCAGCAGGGCCGGCATATCTTCCTTGGTTGTTTATACCTTGGTTTCAAATCCTTAGCTTACTTTAATAACAATCAGAAGCTCTTTATCCTTACGGTCCCGTAGTTTTGGCTGCATACCAACTCCACAGTTAGGCCAGGGCTTTAAAGAGATTTTGTAGTCCTAGTTGGAATCGAACCAACCTTTGATAAGTTACTTACTCTAATGCTTTAACTTTCTCTTCAAACTAGTATAAGAAGTGTTAAACCAAAAGCCGTAACGTTACCCCACTAGTAAGAGTAGGGGCGACCTACTACTACATATAGGACTATTTTAATTTTGTAGCTATGTTAGGATTTGAACCTAATCCGGCTTTACAATACTAAGTGAACTTATCGTTAAACTTAACCTTGGAGAGGTGCTATCAACCAATGATCTCACAGCTATATTTTTTGCACTAACAGTAACTAGCTTATCCTTTTAAATCTGTTAATACTTCGGAATCTAACCGCTCATATCTCAAGTCCAGCGTAAGGACTAATGCTTATATGTTCTTGATATGCAACCTTCTAGGTATAAAGTTCCCACCACTTCACATCTAGAGTAATAAGTCGTAGATGCTACTCGAGAAGTTTTTTGTACGTTTGGAGAGATTCGAACTCTCACACCTTAAGGCACTAGATTCTAAATCTAGCATGTCTACCAATTCCAACACAAACGCAATTTAATCTTATCCAATTATGTCAATGATCTTTTATTAATCTTAAAACCTAAGTTTTAATGTTTTTAATTCGCTTTCGATACGAATTATATTCTTATCAGTTAAGGGAATTTGTTTTTTTGTTTCCTTACAAGTTTTTGTTCCAGATTTTAATTGATCTGATAATCTTGAATAAACTGTTCTTCTTCTATCTTTTGCTGATAATAGCATACTATGTGAAACTCCATTACTCTTTGATGACATAACTTCTCGGTTTTTATATTTATTACTTATACGTGAATATACGAAACATACCCCACGTATCCTAATTATTCTTTAATTATTTTTACAATATCATGATCAGTTTCTGGTATTCTATTTTTTAGAAATACAAACCCATCATGTGTTCTTGTTCCTTGACCTAATCCTTTATCTAAATAACCTACAACATGATCTAGATATTCAGTATCAGTTGTTGGTCTCAAATACATTAACTTAGCACCGTGTGAACTGATTAAAATATCACCTTTTTTACAATTTCTTAAATCTACGCTCATAACCTTTATTGTTTTTAATGTTCGAACCTTACGAACACGTGAAGATACGAAACATACCCCACGTATCCTAATATTTTTGCAATTACTGTTTAATTGCTTTTGAGAGTGAGACAGGAATCGAACCCGTTAAAAATTGGTTTTGCAAACCAACTGCCCAACCATGAACATCCCACTCTTTTTACATACCTAAATATGGTTTCCATTCATCCGGGATAAATGTTGTCTTTTTTAATAACATCAAATAATGCGGCCTTTGGGGTTTTGGTATTGGTTTACCATATTCCTTTAAAGTTAAATCCGCTTTTTCATTGTTACATCTTTTACAAGCAGTAACTAAATTATCCCATTTATTAGGCCCACCTTTAGATTGAGGTATAACGTGATCTAACGTTAGAGTCTTGCGGTTTTCACAACCACAATACACACACTCATACCCATCTCTTTTGAATATATTCTCACGTGTTAGAGGTACTTTATGAAAATTCATCTTCACATAAGTGTGTACTCTAATAATAGAGGGTTTAAAGATTGTTAATTCTGGGTTTACTACACCAAATGTTTCTGGGTATTCCGTTACTACATCAGCATTTCCCTTATATGAGATTACGAATGCCCTTTCTGTAGTAATAATACTCCTAGCAATATAACTAGTGTCAATTACTAAGGTTTTGTCATAACGGTTTTTCATGATTAAATAACTATGGTTTATATTGTGTGTTTCTAAACGTTTTCCAATTTATCTCTTTACGTTTATTCCTACCATTACATCCACTATTGGGACCACATAATGGACACCCTAATACTTGTCCGGAGTGGTACATTTTGTACGTACGAGAATTGGTTGTTGTTTGTTGAAATTTTTTTACTTTTTTTAACATGTTTGCTCTGTTTTTAGGTTAATTTACCTAAAGAGCATCGAATTTTTTTTTCATTTTTAAATTATTTAATTTTGCACGCCATCAAAGAATCGAACTCTGTCCTACGGGGTTGGAATCCGTTTGGTTACCATAACCTATGACGCATATAGAAAAACTGTTCAGATTCAATCCTGCCGAAGCTGTCCAGATTGGGGATCCTGTTTTTCTATTTTGAACCCCTGCCCAGATTCAAACTGGGATTGGAAGGATAGAAGCCTACTGTTTTATTCAGTTAAACTACAAGGGCATTAATGAATTCCCGGAGAGATTCGAACTCTCAATCTCTCGATTCGTATTCGAGGGCATTGCCATTTATGCTACGGAAATATTTGGAGGTTTTTCCTTATTGTACCCGTGATAGGATTCGAACCTACAAGCCGAAGCAATCGCGTTTAAGACGACCATGTTTTCCAATTTCATCACACGGGCATAAAGCCAACCCCGTAGGTTAGCAGGACATCTTTAGGTAATGTCTTTGCAAGAATTTTCATCTCTGACCAATTCGATCACCCTTTGGGCGTCAATAGGGGTGTAAGGTGGGTTTCGATCCCACTACCCTTCGGATCACAACCGAACGCTCTTCCGATTGAGCTACAAACACCATATTTGTAAGGCTCCCACTTTCCTTACTTGTTAGTCTAAAGTTTTATCTTTGCAGAAGCAGGTGACTAAATTATCCTTTAACCCGAGTGGTTTTAAATAGTATCAATAGATAGGATTGAACCATCGACCTGTTCCATATGAAAGAACCGCTCTACCACTGAGCTATATTGATGTTTTGAGGAAGAAATCGGAATCGAACCGAATGCCTTTTACAGCACGATTATCTTAGCAGGATACCCTAATCACCATCATAGTTTATCTTCCTTTTGTCGAAGTGGTAGGTTACGATCCTACTACCTTTGTCGTATCAGGACAATGCTCTACCAATTGAGCTACACTCCGGAATTGCTCCTCAGGTAGGGTTCGAACCTACTACCTACGCATTAACAGTGCGCCGCTCTAACCAGATGAGCTACTGAGGAATTTTTAGTTACGATTAAAGGACTCGAACCTTCATTGGACATATCTGCCGCTACTGCTCATGAGACAGTCAACGCACCTGCATCGTAATGTAATGGTGGTACTGATTGGTATCGAACCAACTACACCTAGATTTTCAGTCTAGTGCTCTACCGTTTGAGCTACAGTACCAAATAAGAATGTGGTGGGACCCGATGTAATTTAACCACACCCTTTATACATTGTCCTAGGTTGTATAAAGGTACATCTTCACTATCGTGGGCGATGGTGGACTCGAACCACTCCCTTTCGGACGGAATTTACAGTCCCGCTGTCGTATCCGAACGACTTTCAACCCCCATTTTCTAATCTTAAAATAATCTTTACCAAGACTTTTACACCTTGTTTTATTTCTAACGTTTAAAACTAGAATTAGTTAACGTACAAGAATCGAACTTGCTTCTCCCGGCTCATTGCCGGGCGTGGTCACCATTCCACTAACGCCAAAAACTATAATTAATTGGAACTACAATTCCTAACCTCTATAGAGTAGTCTGTGTTTAGATCACTATTGTAGTAATGATTCTCTTCACCCAACTATTTTTGTACCTCCTGATGGAATCGAACCATCGCACTTTGCATGTAAAACAAATACGCTACCATTACGTCAAAGAGGTAAGTTTAATTTTTTAGTTATGATAGGATTCGAACCTATATCTTGCGGACCGCCATGTTAACCGTTACACCACACAACCCCGGAAATTAATAACCTCAACTTGCAAATTTGTACCCCTGTTAGGAGTCGAACCTAACCCCACTGTTTAAAAGACAGTTGCCTACACCGGTTTGCTACAGGGATAGAAGTAAATAAAAGATTGGTGTATCAATAACCTCCATTTAAATGTTTTGATATCATTACATTTAAACCTGTTTCACAGTTACCCCTTTGGCTAAGAGAGCTTATTATGATATTAAGCTTAATCTTTTATTAAAACTATTGCGGACTCTTTTCGAACTTTGCGGGCTCGTATCATTCCTTCTTTTGATAGTTTTTGTCGGGTAGACAGGAGTCGAACCTGCCGCCTCTCGCTTCCAAAGCGAGCTTCTCACCTCGAGAATACTACCCGAATTAATCTACTTTTAGCCTGGTTATTTTAGCTAAGCCTTTTAGCCAGGTTATTTTGTAAATTATTGTTGGTCTGGAGAGAATCGAACTCCCATTAATTGAGTCAAAGTCAAATGTAATAACCGTTATACCACAGACCAATAATGTAAGAGTTGGGCTCTTACTACCTCAATTAAGCATATCAGCTGGACCATTATGCCAGCGTTCGAATCAGAATTGATAGTTTTGAAGAAGGTGTGGGATTCGAACCCACGGATCTTTTACAATCACTAGTTTTCAAGACTAGCACAATAAGCCAGACTCTGTCAACCTTCCTTTAATCTTATCCAATATGTCAATGAACCTTTTTTACTTTCTACCCCATGAAGATACGAAATCTACTCCGGGTAACCTAATTTTTTTGCATAAATTTTAAAAAAAAACCCGAATCTTTTCAGATCCGGGTTTTATATAAATGATATGTATTTTAAACTATCAACTCATAATGTACCCGGAAATATGTCTCGGTTGCTTATATTCGCTATTAAATGTAAAGCCACAAATCACATCACTACATAACGATAACGTCCATATATTAAGGACCTGCATCGAGGCATGTAGATTTGTAAATATGTTTTGAAGTGTTTTCATGTTTATTTTTATTCTATAATAAATATATGAAAAAGATATTAAGTCGCCAAGGAATTTTTTTCTTTTTCTTTTATTTTTTAATTATTTTTTTTAACGCATTTACATAGTTGGGATCCTCCGCATAATATTGAGATAGATAACTATAATATTCTTGTTCTGTTCTAATTTTATATAGATAAGTTGAATAATACAGGGCATAATCTAGTACCGAGTCTTGCCAATTGTTATAATGAGCATGTGATCTCTTAGTTCCAACTGCTAAATTAGCTCTTGATCTTGCTTCTTTCATCCCAAATAAATTATTATTTTCCAAAAATATGTGGGAAGAGAAATTAGAGGACTCGAGTTTAGCTTGTGCCAATACAATATGGGGAAATTTAAAGTTTAAACTATATATTTTCTCTTTTAATTTTTCTTCAGAAAAAGTATTTGCTTCTCGTATTATAATAAGCCTATCTTCTAAGGATATATTTTCTGTTTTTTTGTTATTATTGTAAGTAAGACCAAATATGGTTACTAACCCTAATACCGCCCCAAACCCCAATAAGGATCTGCTTGTTATACTAGTTTTTTCATATAACATCGTTTCTTGATTAAATTTATAATACATAACCTTAATTGTTTTTAATTGTTATTATACCTGAATATACGAAAGATATTATGGGAAACCAAATTTATTGAATATTCAGTTTATGGGTTTAATTTTTCTAATTTATTAACTTTAACCAACCCCATTTTATGCCTTTAGTCATTCGGTTTTTAATTGTAATGTAATCTCCTGATTTTTCACATGCTATAAAGTCACGTAATATTATTTCTTTTCTTTGTTGGTTGAATTCACCCTCATCTTCAACTACTATTTCGTAATTTTTATTTCTATACCTATAAACTACCATGTTATATAGTTTTTGATAGAGTATACACACTATTAGAAGTTCTAAACTTCACATAACCCTCAGATTGCTCAAGGATTTCAGTTACGGTAGTGGTTTGCCAAGTAAAAAATTGATTAAAGGGTGACATTATTAACGTAAAACCTACTTCAGGTAATGTATGCATAGCTTTAACACCCTTGCCATTTTCATTAAATTCCAACCATCTTACGTCTTTACTATTTTTGGTTAACCCGTCTCTTTCCCTAACTAGTTTGTAATTAAATTCTGTTTCTATACCTTGTTCTTTTAGAATATTAACCGGTATTTTTATTTGTTTTATTTTACTCATACTATACCATTATTATTGATTTCCTCAAGTCTATCTAATATTATAAATTGTTTATCTAATAAATTTTGTATATATTTTTTTGTAATTGTTGGTGATTCGATATCACAATATAAAATAAAAAGGAGATTGTGTGTTTTTTTAAATAATTTTTCACCAAATAACCAATACCTTTTTCTAACTTTAATAATGGGTAACGTGTCGTAAAAATAGGTATTATAACCCGTAAAGTCCCTACCATGTTCTAACTCACCACCAAATTCTTTAACACTGTATAGGAACTTTCGACCTTTATACTCTAATTGTTTCATATCTCTAAAATATTTCCATTACTACTCAATCTACCAAATTTTCCATCAGTAACCACGGAACCGTTTGAAAATACTGTATCCAAACCATCAACAGTTCGAGTCCCAGCATTGATAATGTCTTTACAGTTATGTATGTGACCGAACAACATGAGTTGAGGGTTGATTAATTTAACAACGTTCCATAAACTTTTACACCCACAAAACTCCATTACGTTCATTCTATCAATACCCATATCCAATATTCCTTTTGGTGGGCCATGGGTTACAATAATATCCACATCCTTATCAATTATACCACTCCAAATTCTATCTAACTTGTTTCTTGCTTTGTTGAATGACCAACCATTACCAAATGATGGTGTTAATGGTGAACCAAATATTTTGATTCCTTCAATAGTAATATGCTCATTCTCTAAGTAGTGAATACCATTCACTTGAATATCAGATATGGATACCAATCCTTTTTCAATTGAACTATCGTGGTTACCTGCTACAAATATTTTATGTTTGATAGGTAATTCAGAAAACCAATCTATAAAGTTTCTAACTTCAGGTTCATTGTTATAAGGATCTCTAGGGTTAGAACAGTCACCACTAAAGATGACCATATCTATTCCTTTTGGTATTTCTAATAAACCGTGGTATGTGTGAGTATCCCCAATATGCCAAATCTTCATTACTTCTATTTTTTAGGTCTACCTCTTTTTGAGGTAATAATATTGTATTTTTTATATTTATCTTCTATAATATAATAGAGATCTATTATTTCCCCACTACATTCTACACATTCATATATTGCTTAGTTTCTATCAAATTTAACATGTTTTATTTATTTTAATTATGCTTCTTCGTGACCAAATGCATTTACCCATTCTTCTGGTGTAATACCTGAGATTATAAACTCTCTTTCATCTGAGCTTATATTTGTAAATACATTTTGAGCTAATTCTCCTCTTTCATGTCTTACTAATTGCTCATTAGTTGCATCCAATTCCATGGTGTTTGTTTTACCGGATAACTGTGATTTTCTTGTGATTTTCATAATGATACTTTTATATTTCCTGTATCTTTTGTTGTTAACATAACATGAGAATCCACTGTTATACTACTTCTTGTTTCATCTGCTTTCCAGAACTCATGTCTTATTACCTGAATTATATCATACGCTTCTCTACAAGATTCATCTACTTTTGGGTTATGTATTCCCCAACTCCCATTTTTTCCTACTGAATAATCCTGTATTAAGTTATTTCTAACTTCGGCAAGTTGGTTATCAATATTATCCCTAATTTGGTGATATTTTGTGTAGTTGGTAGATAATTTAACATCCTTTAATTTTTTCCAAACATGCTCCTTATTCCAATACCCATCCTTCACACTTCCTGATATTAATGCCTTCCCCTCTTTTATTTCAAGGATTTTTCCTTGAGGGGTTCTGTCTCCTACTTCAATCTCTTTAACAGGGCTACAAACCTCATATAAATGTTTTTCAAATGTTGGGTGTTCTTTAATCACATTAAATTGACCCATTCCTATTCTTGAGTAAAAGTCTAATGCTTTCTGTATTAACCTTAATTGATTATTATTTACTTCTAATGTTGACATAACTTTTATTTAAAATTTAACTTATAAGTAAATATACGAAAGAAAACACGGGTAGCCAAACCCCCGCGCATTACTTTCAATTTATTTCTAATATGTTCCCATTACTACTCAATCTACCAAATTTTCCATCAGTAACCACGGAACCGTTTGAGAAAATTGTATCTAATCCTCTTACTGTTCTAGTACCAGCGTTTATGATATTGTTGTTATCATGAATATGACCAAATAACATTAACTTGGGTTTTACTATTTGAACTTTATTCATCAGTGATTTATCCCCACAATTTTCAAGGTTTCCTCTTCTATCATAAGATAAATCTAACATTCCCTTAGGAGGACCGTGCACTACTATAATATCTGAGTCATCCTCTATTATATTATCCCACATTCTATCCAGTTTATGTCTTTCTTTCATGAAAGACCATTGCCCAAATTGGGGTGTATAAGGAGAACCAAATATCTTTATACCCTCGATAGTAATATGAGTATTTTCTAAATAATAAATATCTTTTTTATCGAAATCTTCTTTAGTTACTAAACCTTTTTCTATTGAACTATCATGATTCCCCGCAATAAATACTTTATATTTAATTGGTAATGAACTAAACCAATCTATAAATCTTCTTACCTCAGGCTCATTGCTGTAAGGGTCTCGGGGGTTTGAGCAATCACCACTAAAGATGACCATATCAACACCCTTTGGTATTTCTAATAAGTTGTGGTACGTGTGAGTATCCCCAATATGCCAAATTTTCATAACTTCTATTTTTTAGGTCTACCTCTTTTTGAGGTAATAATATTTTTTTTTATTTTATTTCTTCTAAGTCTTCTTTTAATCTACTTATAAATGAATCCTCCCCATCATCTCCGGATAGGTACCAATCTACTCTTTGTGCATATATCTCGGCTTGTCTTAATACCTTAATGGCCTTTTTAAATTCCTCTTGAACATCCTTTCTATAAATACGATTATATCTTTCCTCTGGGTATTTTTCAAGATAAGCATCAGCAAAATAAGAAAGCTCGTATTCAGGTATATCTTTACCTTGATTATCTAGTTCTGTTTGGATATCATCCGCTATATCTCTAATTTTAAATTGGTTGTATTCAAAGTGTCCTCCGCTCATAATTATTTATTTTTAAATTTAGTATTTTTCCAAAGGTGTAAAAACTCATTTCTTTCTATTTGACTTGGTTCCGGGTCTCCTTCATCCGGGGTTATCGATATGTAATCGGAGTTGGGAGTTGCTTGTAATTCATAAGCCCGTCTGTCAGCCGTTACGATCAATAATATATCATCTATTTCTCTACTATAAAGCTTCATTTTTATTAAGTTTAATATTTATTTAAATCTCTTAATAATCGAGTTAGTGAGTTTTGTATGTTATTTTTGATCTCATTCTCCATGTTGTTTCTTATTACCTCCATCCGATTATCAAAGGATTTAGTAATTTTTCGTAAAATGATAGAGTTCATAGGGATAATATAACTATAAACATGATTGATTATTTCTATAGTTTCTTTACCTATAATAATAAATAAATTTCCTTTTTCTTGTCTTAAATATCTTTTACCACTTAAGGGGGCTATGTGCAAGGTAGTTTTTTCATTTTCTATAATTTTTTTGCAAATAAGATATATAGATGTTTGTTGAGGATCCCTTTTGGGGATATGGTTTGGGTCTACTAATTTTTTAATGTGTATAAATGTTTTTTGACCTAATCTTTTAATATAATGCATAACCTTAATTGTTTTTATTTGTTATTATGTTTAAATATACGATAAATCCTTCGGGTAGCCAAATTTATGACATAGTAATTTTATCTAATTCTTGTTGGAGTTTTTGAATACGTAATTTTGTTAGAGGTGTTTTAATAGATGATTTTAATTCTAAAATAGTTTTACTAATTACTTCAATTTTGTTTAATTTTTCTTGAAATTCCATATTGTAGGTATGTTTAAATGTTATACTTGAATATACAAAAAAAGACTCGCATAGGCAAGTCTTTATGTAATTGTTTCAGAAAAAATGTTGATGTATAAGGATTTAAATAAAAAAATATCATCCTTAAAAGAATTAATAAGTAGTAACGTTTACACAGCTATCTTCAAGAAGCCTAAATAATTAATTATCTTTTCTCTCTGTTGCCCATGTGCTAGCGTAGGCGGATAAAACGGTTACTACTAATTAACCTTTTGTAAGTAGGGGTTTTAATCCTTCCTTACGTAAAAGACTCATCCTGGTACGCTCAAGGAAGTAAAGATTAATCCCCTGAGCGTGATGAGTACTGTTTATTATCCTATTAGGGGTCTACTTGTTATGTTGTGCAAGTATTTGTTTTACGTGTGCTTCTGCCACTTCGTAAGATACTGGTCCTGTTTCATCTGCATAACTCGCAGGATCAGGACGTCCTAATTTGATAAAGGCTTCGATACGTTCTACTGAACTTGCTGATTTGTAATCTGAGTACCATTCTCCCTTCATAGAATTGTCATTACCATCAACTGAACCTATAAAAATTGGTTTATATGAAGTAAGTGTTCTTTTATAAACCTCGTCGAAGGTTATTCCAAATTCTTCACATAATATTTCTCCATCTTGTAATATTGTAAATTTATTACCTTTAATATAGGGTGTAAAATAACCTACTCTATCTGCATCCCAATTTCCTTCTCTAAAGGCTTTATCGTCTGCATCTCTAAACTCTTGTCGGCAATCAGGATAAACTTCGAAATCTCCAGCATGAATCCCCATAGCGATATCACAATTTTCCCCTGTTCTATTTGCTATTGATAAGGCAACCGCTTGTGTAATAGAAGCAAATATTTTATTACGATTAGGAACAACTGTTTCTTTCATGTTGTCGTTTTCATAATGCCCTTCAGGTACATCATTACCTCCTTCTACTAATGCTGAATCCAATAAATCTGATAAACCATCTAATTTAATTTGACGGTAAGTGATTTGATGGTATGTAAAAGTATTTGGATGTTCTGATTCCCCATGTCTGTTTAGATATCTTACTAATGATTTAGCTCTATCTAATTCTACTCTGTGTTTTTGACCATAATCGAAGCTGATGGCGGTACAAGTGTCGTAATCTTTTAATGCTCTTAATAATAATGTGCTACTGTCCATTCCACCTGAGAGACTAACCACACAATGTTTTTTTGTTTTACTCATTTTATTTAATTTAATTTATTGCCAGGTATTAAAAGCGTATAGGCAAACGCTATTTTACAATTGATAATCTTGTAGATCACCTGTAGAAGGTTCTACTTCGGATTGTTCATATACTCTATTCCCAAAATAATCGTCTAAAAATTCTCTACGATATAAGTGGACATTTCCTTTATATTTTGGATTTTCAATAGCCCTTTCCTGAATTGTTTCTTTTAATTGTACTGCTACAATACAAACCTCTTTTCCTAATTCACTACCTGCGGCTTTTCCTAGGTAATCATAAAGTGACATCATATCGGATGAATCATTTTTTTTTGTACTCATGATTGTTTTTATATTTAAATTATTAATTTCTCTGAATTTATTTACATTATATCCAACTCTAGAAATACCAATTTCATCCAACTCCATATCAAAGTAGTTATTGATATTTGCGGTTGGTTTAGTGTTTAAACCATAACTTTTGTATTCAACCCCTTCTAAAGCTGACATTACGGGGTTTGAGGTGTCAATGGATTCTATTTGAGGGTGGTTATCATACCAACCAAATTCTTGTGGTATTGAACAACCCAATAAATGTAACTTAATATCTTTTAAATGGCGTAAATTTAGTAAACCTTGTACAAATCGTACTCTACCCAATGCCTTTCCCATATCCGCGTTACTATGTGGGAAAAAATCATTATACCAAGTAGCACCGTAAGATACACATAATTTTTCATATCCTAATTCCCTTAACAATCCAGCACACAGATATGCGTCATTTTTATCCTTACCTTGGATTACTGCTATTTTCTTGGTTTTTTTAGGGAATTTAAACTGTTTCCAATACTTGGCCTGTGCCGCGGTTTGATGACAATCCATCCAAACATCAGGTACTATGAATTCATCTGGTTCTAATTCTTTAACCCAAAAAAGTAAACGACTATGGTCATAACCGTGCCCCCCGTTTTCATCTTTAAGTTCATGTAAGGAATTATCCATAATAACATACCTCCCTTTAGCTTTTGCTTCTTTAAAATATTTTAAATATTCTTTATCTTGGTCCAATAAATGGGGTAAGCAAAAATCATACTCATTAAACTCAGGAGAAATATTGAGTAGGAATTTTGGCACTTCGTGGTTTACTATCATAATTTATAACTTTTTATATTTAATATATTAATTCATCGGTATTGATGTCATGATCATCTAATAAACCATTCAACGCTTCTCTATAAGTTTCTAAATTAAAGTCTGAGTCATCATGTTTCCATTTTCTCCAAAAGTTATGTGTTAATTCCCATATAAAAGATGCCATATCTGAGGATTTCATAGCTATTTTCATTGCCATCTCATCATCTCTGTCGTCTAAATCGTATTCTAATATTCCTTTCATAATCTTTATTTATATTTATCAATATACGAAGAAGGTGTTGTTTCTCCACTTTTTCTTAAAGAGTTATTTATAGGTTTAAGTTCTACTTCAACTTCAATATTAGGGTTTGATAAATTAACTAATTTGATAATTTGTAGAGCTTTATCATTAAATTTAGAGCTTGTTAAGACAAATGTAACTTCTCTGACTATTTTTTTATTATCATATGAAATTTCGACGGCGGATAGAGTTGCACATAATTCTCCCATATAATATATACCGGTTTCTTTATACGTTAGACCCTCAGTAGAAATGTTTTTTAAAGGGTTTGAGGCGCACCTTGTAAATAATAATAATAATATTACTAATACTACTTTTTTCATGACTTATAATTTATTTGTTTTATATTTATCTTTTATAATGTAATAAAAATCTATTAAGGATCCCCTAGATTTTAACATTTCTTCTTCAACTTCTTCTATACTTAATTTACAATGTTTAGTAAATAAAGACATGAGTTCAGACAATTTATTATTTTCATCTTTTTCAAAATCTTCTAATAAACGTTTTCGACGTGTGCGTAGTAAAGAGGACATTTCGTTGAATTTACCAATATCAGGATAGCATTCCCCCCATATTTGGTTTATTTCATGTTCACACCATTCCGCTTGATACTTGTAGTGTGAATATTCAAAATCACCATTTAAAATTCTATCTCTAAGGGATTGTTTATGGTGTAAGGGTGGTTTTGGGTTATCGTACATCCTCCACCAACGAAATTGGTTATATTTTAATTTGCGAAGATTAGAGAATTTTTTATCTAATTGTTCTTTAGATAAAATTGGAGAATACAAATTTTTCATGTTAACCTTTATTTATTACTTAAATATACGAAGGCTCCACTAGGGAGCCAAATATATTTTAATAAGTTTTAACATCCTCTTCAGAATCTAGAAGAGATTGTAGGAGGTTAATTTCATTTATGATTTTGTTTCTCCTCCACCCTGAGAGGGGTTGTGTAAGGGTGTTTTTTAGTTTAGAAATTTTTTGATGTGCTGAGATGATTTCTTCCTTATCAACAATACCATCCTGGTTGGTATCTAGGATATTAAATTCTTTTTCTAGTGGGGATGTTACATCTTCAATTTCATCTAGATCTGAATCAACTAAAACTTTTTCTTTATGTTTAGGGTAAGCTCTATCAAACGCAAAATTAGATGCAATTACAAGAGCAATGGCTAAAGGGTCAAATACAAATATGATTACAAGTAAAAGTATGTTAATAATCTTATCCATAGGTGCACCTGTAAGACCGGATAGGTATTGTAGTGGTCCTAATTCCCCTGCCAAATCAATATTGTTTTCTAGTTCTAATATTTGGAGTTGGTATTTTTGTAAACTATCCGCCGATACTTCCCTTTTAGATTGAACTTGTTTTCTATTTTCTTCTTCCACCCCGATACGCTGTTGGGAAAGTCTAAGCTCTGTAGTAGAGACGGTGGTTCTAAAGCCCCCAACCACCGATGCGTCTTTAATCTGGATTGAGGTAGATTTTGCGTTACTGAGAGAAGAGATATTACTAGAAATTCTTTTAAGTTCTGAGTCATGACGTATAACATCTGTTTCATAAAAATCTTTTTTCTGTTCTAAGAATTTAGTTTGGTTTTCTTTTATTGTAAATTTGCTGTAAGTGTTTTGATACGCCGAGCTTAAAAACCCATAAATACCCATACTAGTAATCAATACTAGTACTACAGTTGCGATTGACAAATATACCCTTAATGTTTTACTTAATTCACTCCAATATTGGTATAATAGAGATGCGGTTACTAACTTAGCAAATTCTAGAGAACTTGCCATCAATATGACTGCAAATTGTGCTCCCGCAAATAACTTACTTAACCCACTAACCGAGTAATATGCTGCTGAACCCGATACTGTTAGGGCTGATAACCCTATAAGGAATGGGAATAGTCCTTTTTGAATATTTTTTACCATAGATGTAATATAAAAAAAGATTAGAATGATTCCAACCTATTTTTCTCTTTCTCCTTTATGTTTGTCTAATTTATCTAGGATTTGGACCAATAATTCATTTTTTATAATACCTAACATTGAAGCATTTTTAAAAATTGAAATTAATTGAAATACTAAAAAGGGTGCTATAATGGTTTCACTTAACCAGCTAGTCCCGGTAAATCCTTTTTCAATTGTTAAAATAGCAGAAAGAATTATGACCCAAAAGCCAAATGTTTTTAATACTTTTAATGCTCTAAAGGTTTTAAATCCTTCTCTTTTGATACCTGCCCATACACCAAAAAAACCATCAGCAAATATCACAAAGGATACTGAGAGGTATTGTTCAATATTGTTAATAGTTAGGTTCATGAAATACGAACATATAAATGCTAATACGGTTGTCAATGATAGTGTTATTAAAAGGGTTGTTTTCATCTTATAACTTTATTCTATTTTACGTATTCGTAGTATTTTTTAGTTTTCTGGTTTCGATCTTCTAACCCATGAATTCCACCATTAATTCTTTTTGTAAGAGATAATATGGATTTATCATTAATCCCTTGATCACAGATGGCCCATAATTTATTTCTTTCAAAAAAGAACATAGCGGATTCAAAAGAGAAATCTGTTGCCACTAAATCGGGGTTATCCATTATTTCGGGTTTGTCTATATATTCTGCAAAGGTTTGATAATTAGCTCTACCTGTTAATTGTAATGCTCCTCTACCTCTAAATTTCCAACCATCACCCGAAGCTTCGTTCCCATTAGCCATTCTAGAGGCATATACTAGGTTTGCAATTTTTTCGGGGTTACGGGCATATAAATTAGAATCTTTACCTGTGTTTTTAAAATATTTAGAGAAAATCTTATTTAACCCGCTGGCAGAATAGTTTAAATTTTCTGAGAATAATTTAAAATTACCTGTTTCGTGGGAGGTTTGTGCAAAGAAATGAGCGGCTCTTACAGGAGTTAGTTTATAAAACTCCATTGCTTTTTTCATTGTACCTGGCCCAAAAACACCGTCTGATGTTGTTCCAATTTTTTTCTGTAGGTTTTTTAAACTCATAAAATAATTTTTATATTTGTATTAAGAATCTAATTTAGAAAAACCGTTTGGAACAACTCCTTCACAAATTAAGGTTGCTACTATTGGAGATACTACTGAACCTACAAATATACCTACTCCTGCTGGTGTTGATAATGCTGCTGTTGCATATATTGGATTTGCTTTACCTACTACATTAGTAAGTACCTTTGTTAGTAACTCTTTATTACATTTTCCTTTTACTCCAGGTATTAAAAAGATACCATCAGCTAAAAGTTTACCAACTACGGTAGATACTGCCATCATTGCTGCTTTCTCTCCCATTGTTGCCATTGTTGCTAGCATAGTAGCACTAATAGTTGTAGAAGTTACAGTACCGGGATCTGTTGGTGCTGGTTTAGGAGTGAAGTACATTACACACCCTGTTGTAAGTGCCATATTTAATCCAATGTAACAAGCGTTTTCATCCAACCAATCTACTGCTACGTTAGCTGTATCTTCTACTACTTCCAATCCATCTTTAGCAAAATCAATTGCTTGAGCACTACCCGCTTTCCAAGTATCATCTTCTACATCTAATCCTTGTTTTGCAGCTTCTTCAGTATTCTTAGCAACCACATTAGTTGTGTGTACTACTGCTTTAGTAGAATCCTTATAGATGTTTGTAGTTGTTTTAGCAACATCATTCACTGTATCTACAATTACATCAATTGGATTAGGTATTTTTGGTACACTTGGTAATTTTGGTACACTTGGTATTTTTGGTACACTTGGTAGTTTAGGTTTTTTAAATGGATTCTTCATAATCTATATAACTTTATTTATCTTTATTATTATTCATACCGAAATAAGTACCCACTATGGCTACTAATCCGGTAATAGTTACTTGTAAAAGGTGTATTATATTTTCGTTTATGGGTCTACTATCTTCCATGGCTATATGGAAATCTCCTACTACTATAATTAATAGTAATAACATTATGCCCGTAACTAATATCAATACAACTCTTTCTTTCATTTTAGTAATTTATTCTTTCTTACCAAATATTTTACCTGCTTCCGCTATCCCAAAAGAACCTAGAGTTATGATTACAAATGAATTGTAAATAAGTTCGTTTATTACTAAGTCTTTTCCAAAATAACCCGTGATAATATCTACAAAGGCAAATATTACCATTACAGTGAAAGATAAGAAACCAACCACTGATTTCTCGTTAATATCGTTTTCGTCTTTAAAAATGTCTTTAAAAGCCATCCATTTATTTTTTATAAAGTTTAACATGGTATAACTGTTTTAAATTAACAACTCGATTTTATTATAAATATAACAAATAATTTAAATATTAAATTTCCCTCAAAAAAAAATACCCCTAATTACTTAGAGGTATTTAATTTTTTTGTTTAAATTTTTTCACTGAAAGTGTTTAAAAACACATCTTATCCTTCACAACTCACACAAAGAGCTTGTCGGGAGCCTAAGTCACCTTTGATAACTGAATCTGTTCTTAAATAGTAAAGTGTTTTAATGCCTAATTTCCAACTCTCTAAGTGGACTTGATTAATCCATTTAGGTGAATCATTTACATCAAAACTTAAATTTAGAGATTGAGTTTGATCAATATATCTTTGTCTAATCGCTGCTTGACGTACTAATTCTAATTGATTAATTTCAGGAAAGGTTAAGAATAATTCTTTTTCATCAGGAGATAGGACATTATCAGGTAATCCTACTACAGACCCATTATCTCTTAACATTTGGTCCCAATATTCTTCTTGGTTTTCACCTTTACTTTCCAATAATACTTCTAATACTTTATTTTTTCTAATAAAAGTACCTTTAGCACCATTAAAGGTATAGATATTAGCAGGAAGTGGTTCAATACCTGCAGAGATACCACCGGTTATTACAGAATTAGATACTGTAGGGGCAATTGCCAACAGATGTGTATTTCTCATGCCCGTACCCTTACACCATAATGGTTCTCCATATTCTACAGCCAGGTCCCGGGATGCTCTTTCCGCTTTGATTCTAATATCGCTAAAAATATTATGAGTGTGGGCGGTGGATGCTATTGAATTGAAGGGTAATCCTTTTTGTTGCAAAAACGTATGCCACCCCATTACACCCAAACCTAATGCTCTACCTTTTCGGGCATGGGCATTCGTCCTAGTTAATGAATCTATACCATTAGATTTTTCTATAAATTCTTGCATTACACCATCCAAAAACCAGGTAGACATTTCCACAGTATCTGTGTCTTTCCATTCTTCGTATTTTGCTAAATTTAAAGATGATAAACAACAAATAAAAGAATGTTCTTCATCTGTAAATAAGGTAATTTCAGAACAGTTATGAACTACAGCACCATTAGCATAGAAATTTTTATTGTCCTGTACCGTTATATCATATACCGGTTTTTTATTTGATAATTTCGAAATTTTTAATCCCATTTTTTTAATTTTTATATTTTATATTTCCATTTATACCCATATATTGTGGGTCTTTTTCCTTTGGCACATTCCCCAATAGCGGCTCCTGTTTTTTTATTTAAAGAATGAGCCGCCTTAATTATAGATTCCCATTCTTTTATAAAATTTAATTCTAAATCATATTGTAATATAGGTTTATTATTTTTACCTAAATTATTTAATCTTGCTTTTTCTCTAGACTCTGGGGATTGGGTTTTCCCTTTCATTGGGGATATTCTACCTTTATGACCCTTAGATTTACCCTTATGGGCAATTCTTAAATTTTCACAATGCCATTTTGGTTTTTTTCTACCATATGGGTAACCAACTCCCTTTCTGCTTTTATTGTAAAATAATTCGCTTTCAAAAGCATTATACTGTCCTATGTAATATTCCTCCATTTCTTTCATTACTTTAGAATTAAGGACATTCTCTAATATTTCTCTTTTAAAATTATCTACACCATATTTTTTTAAAGCTAACTTTAAATAAGTTCCACTCCCTAAGTATCCATCATTTAAATCTTTACAAGTATGGGAACCTATATATTTTTTCTCATTTACTAAATTAGTTGTTATATAAACTATGAATTTAGGAGTTGGCTTTTCTTTCGTGATACTTTCTTTTAACATTTTCATCTACTTTTGTTTTATTTTTCCAATAATAAGTTTTACTATATTCAAGTTGTTTTTGAACACGTTCATCCTCGGTTTGATATTTTTTTATACGTCCCATTATCGTTTATAAATATATAGATCTAAGAAAAAGTCTAAGAAAATTTTAATTGTTTTTTTAAGTTTTTTAATTCATTTTTGTATAACTTTTTAAAAGTTGGAGTGGTCGATATAAACTCATTTTTATCCGTTAGAATATTATACTCTATTTCCCCAACAATCTGATCATCAGATACATCTAGAAACCAAACTTTCTGCCATTCCTTTTGTATAAAAATCAATAAATCTTTTTTATTATCAAACATACAAAAATAATCCCCTACCTCCAAATTTCTAGTAGATTGATTTTTAGACAACCCCAAAAACATACCTTGAGAAGTTAATATTTTTTCTGTATGATGGTTTTTAGTAAATAAGTTCATCATCTTCTATTAAATTTTGAGCCTCAATCCAACCTCTATTTTTAGTTAATATTTTATGTTCTGGAGTGCATTGTATTTTAAATCCCGTTACTTCATCCTCAATCTCTAATAATTCAGCTTCAGGGTTGGTTACTCCATAATTGGTAATAAGTTTATATTCCTTTTCCAAAGTCTCAAGATTATAACTTAAAACATAAACTTCAGAATGGGTTTGAAGTAAAAACTCAAGGTCTTGAATTTCTATTTCTTGTTTTTTATCTCCTATTTTAATGTTAATTTTAGTATCCCCAGTAACACATATATTGGTCATTGTTACTTCTAGATTATTTAGCATGTAAGCCATTGGATTTTGTTTATTTACATTATCTTTGTACATAATGTAAGGTTCACCTGTTTCCATTCTTGATTTTAAGACTTTAGCCCAAGTATTTAAAGCTTCAGAATCCCGTGTTTCTAATCTACGCATAAAATGATCATCTACAACAACACATTGGTGTAAATTTAAACATTGTCTGTTTGGGTCTCCTTTTGGTCTTCTAATTTCTAAAAATTCATTAATATCCTCGTGATTGATGTCTAAATTAACTGAAGCTGCTCCTCTTCTAACATTGCCCTGATTTGTAGCTATAATAGATGAATCGAATATTTTAGCCCAAGGTACAACCCCTTCAGATTTCCCATTTCCCGAGATTTCAGTACCGCGTGGTCTGATGCGAGATAAGCCAATACCTACCCCACCACCGGAGGCGGTTAATTTCATTAGTTCTGCGTTTGTTAAACCTATTCCACGTATAGAATCGGGTGTATCTATACCAAAACATGAAATTGGTAACCCACGGCTTGTTCCCATATTTGATAAAACGGGGGATGCCAGGCCTAACCAACCATTCCACATTATTTTAAAGAATTTGGATGCTAATTCTGGTTTTTTTAATCTAAAAGCGGAGGCATTTGCTACTCTTTTATATGCTGTTCTTACTGTTTCTCCAGGTAGTAAGTAACCCTTGCTGATTGTTGCTAATGAGATTTCATCCATGTATTCAGGGTAATCTTTACCTGCAATCCAATTACTATAATCTGCTATTAGTGAATTATTGTCCATTTTTTTGTTTTAGTTTATTAAAATAAGTCGTTTACATCCCAATTCTGTACTCCTTTTGAATAATTAGTTACCCTTGAGGCAAAGAAATCGGTATGTTGTTTTCCAGCAGATAAACTATCAAACCATTTCATTCTTTTAATAGAAGCTGCATCTATACCATTTACAATAGAATCATATCCTAAATCTTGCATTTTAGTATTAACTCTATATTTGATAAAAGATACTAAATCGTATTTTGAGCATCCCTCTAAATCTCCCATTGCATATACTTTGTCAATGAAGCCTAATTCAAGTTTTAAAGATAATTTAGCTGCTTCTTCAATTTCAATTCTTAATTCAGGGGTATTTAGGTCAGGGTTTTCTACCATTAATTGTCTAAATAACCAACATCCTGCTTCTGAGTGTAATGATTCATCTCTGATGCTCCATTCTACAATTTGTCCTACTCCTTTTAATTTATTTTGTAATTTAAAAGATAATAAAATAGCAAAGGATGAAAATAAATTAACACCCTCGGTAAATGCAGAGAAGATTGCTAAGGATTTTGCTCGGGCAGACCAATCTGGTTCCCCATTATGTGAATCTCTCACATCCATTAAAGCTTGAATTTTTGCCATTGTAGCTTCATCTTCTAAAAATTCAGAAAAATTATCTAAACCTAATTCTTCATTTAATAGAGAATAGGCTTCAGCATGTATAGTTTCAAATGCCCCGAATGTAACCGCCATTTTAATAATCTCGGGTTTTCTGAACCAAGAGGTAACTAAATTGGTCCAATAATCATTTACTACAGTTTCAGTTTGTGCAAATCCTTTTAGGATTGAACCTACAATATTTTTTTCATTTACTGTTAAATTTTGTTTCCAATCATTTACATCTGACATCATGGGAACTTCTGTGTGGAGCCAATGTGCTTGGTGTTGTTTTAACCAATAATCGTGGGCTTCAGGGTATTCGAATGGCTTGTAAACTATTCTTTCTTCTTTAATGTCTCTTTTTTTACTCATGATTTAATAATTAATTATTCGTTACCTAATTCAAAAAACCTTTCTCTTAATAATTGTTTATCTGTAGCATTTACACCCGTATCAAACTTATTTGATTGGTGGGCAGGGGTTAAATGCTCGTCCCCATTACTCGTATCTTGGTAATCGTATACTTCAAAATGTCCAGTTGAAGTGTTAGCATTTACACCAAATGTAAGACCGTCAATACCATATCTATTTTTCATTATATGGAATCTTCCGGTATTGTTAACTTTATCTTCTTTTTTACGTGAAAGAGACATACAGAAATCAGTAATCATAATCTTATCATAAGACCCTGCTGCTTTATCCCCTTCAATAATATCATCTTTTGCACCTGCACGATTAACTTGAGAAACTGACCAAATAGGTATATTTAACTGTTTTGCTAATCCCTTAGTGCTTGTATAAATATCATCAATTTCATCTTTACGCTCACGGTTGGTTTTTCTTGATGCAAGAAGATCTACATAATCTATAATAATCATATCAGGTTTTATCCCTAAGCTAATACACTTAGATATATGAGATTCAATGGTTGATACTGTTGCTCTACCTGTAGGGTATTCCTTTACAATCAAACTTCCAGGTAATTGAGGTAGAATTTCTTCTACTTTATCACGGTGGGAGTCTATTTTATCAACTGGTATTTTGGTGAAAAAAGCATCGTATCTTTTAGCTACATATTCTTCACCTAATTCTAGAGTATAATGTAAAACATTATACCCCAATTTAACAGCATACCCTCCTAATGCTACTAATGACCAGGATTTACCACCCCCAGGATTACCAAATATAAGACCGAAATCACCATTACCTAAACCTCCCTGTAGGATAGTATTTACGCGTTCCCAAGGAGTAGGAACAGTAGTTCTTGAATTTTCTCTATAACGAGATTCAATGTCTTTAACATATTCATGCCCCAAATTTTTATCTTGCCCCGATTTTAAAGCACTATCAATCAAAAAACGAATCCCATCATAATCCCCGGCTTGTAACATATCAACCGAAGACATTAATGCCTTTTTCAATTGTTGGTTTTTACAAAAATTAGTAAATTCTTCTTGAACATATTCTAAATCATCATCAGAAGAAATATAGGCTTGTTTAAGTTGCTCTCTAATTGAAATTTGTAAAACCTCGTTGTCTACTTTTTGTAATTCTACTTTTAAAATATCTAATGAGGGTGTTGTGTGGTATTTTTGGTAATATTTTAAAATTTCTCTAATAATCCACTTCATTGCACTATTCTCAAAATCATCTTCCGAAATAATATCGTGGATGTTAATTAGAAATTCTTTATGACTTAATAAAGATGATAACACTTTTATTTGGAAGTCATTTCCATACTGGTTTACTGAGGAAAGGGTCATTTATATAACTTTTATTTTTAATATTAATACTAATTGTATTTAGTAAAGGGGGTAAAGATTTCTTTTAACCATATGTCTAAATTTCTAATCATACCCCCAAGTTTATCTTCATTATAAAACTGAATAAACATTTCGGGATAGAAATCAGGTAAGTCATTTTTAATTAAAGTGTCGATGTGTGCTTTACCCCTATCATCTATCATAGGATTACTTAGATCCATTACCTTGTAATTAATCTCTATTCTACTTCTTTCTTGAAGTATACGTGAATATACAATATGTTCTTTAAATTTTCCGGCTGATATCTCAAATATATTTTCTAAAGTTAATTCTTGGGTTTTTAATTCCGGGAATTTTTTAAATAAACCTTTAGCTCCTAAACCCTTGATACCTTGGATATTATCGGATGAATCTCCTAATAATGTTTTCATTAAAATAAAATTTGAAGGTAAAAGCCCAAATTTCTCCTCTACCACCTTTGGAGTATAATATTCTTTTTCCATAGGTCGGTACACAATAATTTTATCCGTAACTAACTGAAGGAAATCTTTATCAGAGGATACAATAAAGCAAGTAGAATTAAATTTTTCTACCAACTTTTCGGATAATACCGCTATGATATCATCTGCTTCTACTTTATCAAGTATAGTAGTTTTAACAGGTAATAGTTTTAGGTATTGAATAATCCTTACAATTTGATCGATTTTAGAATCATGTTCATCTTCTAGATTGTCAAATGCCTCCCAATTAGTAATACGTTGTAAATTTCTAGTTCCCTTATATTCAGAGATTAGATTTTTTCTACTCGAGGATGAACCCGCGCCATCAAACACCACATACACAGATGTGGGGTTTGTTTGACGGATCATAGCTCCTAATGAACGAAAAAAACCACCTAGTCCCCCAACATGCACCCCATCGGGGTTAACCATATTCATCATAGCAAAATTTCTAAAAAATAGGTTTAACCCATCTAATATTAAAACTCTATCATGTCTTTTTAATTGAGGCTCTTCCCCTTGTTCCTGGATATTATCCAGGAGACTAAATAATTCTTTGTTGTTCATATTTTATTCTGGTTCTACTTCAAAATGGGACATACCTTGGCTTTCATCTCCTTCTTCAACAACCTGGAAGTCATCTCCACCTAAAAATTTACTCCATTCTTGAGAATATTTGGCTTTATATGCTTTCAGTTCCTTCTCATCATCATTAATGAACCCATGAGGAGTCATAATAATTTTACCTCTAGTAGTTACACCGTTAACGTGGTTTTTATCAATTTGTAAATTAGTACGTTTAGCAAATTCAACCTGTTTCCCATCTTTAATTGCTTTGATTTTAGAGGTCCCGGCATTAGATATATTTCCAAATGTAACTACGAATGTTGCATCGTACCACATAGCCATACCCCCTTTATTCATCATCTTAGGTTGACCCATAGGTGATTCAGCTTTAGCAGTCCAGACTTTATTGATACAGCACAAAGTATTGGTATAAGGTGCTGATTCTTTACGAGACAATACAATACTTTGATTAACTGTATTACCAAATTGTGTTGACATTGCACCTGCATTCCATTCATTGTTATTTTTCAATTTTTCAACTGACATAGCACAAGGAATAGAACCAATTGAGTCCCAAAAGAAACATAAATCATAAGGTAAATTACCTTTTTTCTGCTCATTTGTTAAATCCATAATAAAGGCAGCTACATCTTCTATAGTATGAACTGTCTCTCTATCAACGTAGATAAAATTACCATCATAGTCAAGAACTTCACCTGTATCCTTATCTTTAATAATATTAACTTCTAGCCCCATTTGTGAAGCGTGTTCCCAATTCCATTTCATTTCCGTAATGATGAAGACGGGTAATACCCCCATTTTCTGTGCTGATACGGCTGCTTCAAGCAAAGCAGTTGTTTTACCAGTATCAGAATGTCCTCTAAGTAATGAAATGTGTCCCATAGGTATACCAGGTATTCCAGCGATTTCTTGAAAAGCAGGGGATAATGGTATCCATTTTTGATCCTTAAATTTGATGTTTTTATCTAATCCCTTCTTGCTTTTAAATTTATTTAAATCAAATTTACTTTGTATTTCAGCGGACACTGCCGCTGAAAGGGATTTAGGTGGTCTTTTTGCCATATATTAAAAAGGTAGATCATCTGTTTCTAAAGTTGGATCTCCAAATAAAGTATCAAATTGGTTTCCTTTAGATTGTTTAACTCTTGGTGTTGATGTATTTAATGAAAAATCAGTTTTATTAGACTCAAACCCTACTGATGGTTCTGAGATTATATCACCTTCCCTGTTTGCGTCTTCGGGTGATAACCATTTTTCAAGGGCAGATTTCATCTCTTCAAATGAATATTTCTTAAATAAATCTTCAGGGTTTGGTTGGTCTTTCATCCAAGTTTCAACTTCTTCTTTATTTTCACTTAATGGTGTTGATTTTAATCTAACACGAACCGATGATTTATTATAAGCGGTACCTGTAGATTCTGGTCCTACTGTCTCCACTGTTAAATCTCTCCCATTTACAATGTCAGTATAATCTCCAATTTCATCATCCACCGCAAGGGCTAATAATTCTTCATATACTTGTTTTCCAAACTGCCACAATCTAGCACCTTTATCTTCTTCACCTCTAACTACTACAGGGATAAAAATACGGTTTTTAGGGTCTAATTTTTTAGCAAGTAAATAATTTTCCTTGTTATACTCTTCTCTAAGTTTTTGTGCAAACAATGCAATTGGGTCCTTCTCACCAAAATTTAAGGGTGAAACCATAACCTTATTAGTAATACCATAGTAGAATTTTAATTCCTTAAATGGGTTTTTAGGGTTAAAAACAGAGGGTACAATTCTAATTTGGTGCTTTCCTACTTTAGGTGACCAAAAAATGGTAGTGTAATCTGTTTTTAAATTTGAGGTTTGTTTTTGTTGAAGACCTTCTAACTTCTTTTTCAATACTGATAAATCCATAACTTTACTTTTATTTGATAACTGTTTGTAATAATTAAATATATGAAACCCCTTCCGGGGTTCCTAATTTGTTTTGTTTTTTCTTTAGACGTTGTATGATATAGCATAAAGTGTTTTTCCTCCTACTTCCAAAGTGAAATTATATGCATCACCAAAAATATCTTCTACTTTGCTTTTATCAAAAGAGAAATCTAAACCTGCTTCACCAAATCCTGCTATTGCATTGTCTAGTTCACCTTCACTATCTCCACCTACTTCAATTTCCATCCCATTATACTCTTCTTTATCATCTTCATCAAATCGAAGCTCTTGGGCTAACTTACCTATAAATTCTGCTTTATTTTGTTTAAGGAAGGAAAGGATGTTATCTTCTCTAATTTCTCCTTCTGCTAAGTATTTTCTAAATGTGTTTAATTCTTTCATTATAACTCTATTATTTTATGTATTTTAGTATTCAATTGTGCCAACTCGTTGTTTTGAGTAAGTAATATACAATTTTTATAGTGTTTCCACTCAATTCTATATCTAGGATCTACCACACCACCATTCAAACTCTTAATCAATTGATTTAAAGCATTAATAGTATATAAGGTATTAGAATCCTTTTTCCTATGCACTAGAATAGTATTATCTGGGATGGTATTAACATTCCCTTGATCTACATTGTATGTAACTACATATTCGTCTTTATCTTCAATGGCAAGTACAAATATCTTATTGTACATTATGTCATATTTAGATTTTATATCTTCTATTAACTTATCTAATTCCTCGGTATTAGTAAAAGTTGCAAATAATTTATTGTTCAAATCACCAACATTTTTCAATTCGGTTATAATATCATAACTCGAATTATACATATATGGGGATTTATCTAAAGTTGTAACTGCTTCCTTCATTTTCCTTTACTTTTAATTTATAATTTATATGTAAATATACAACCCTTACTTAGACCCACCTAATATTTTTATATGGGGTTTCAATTCGTCTTCTATATAATTTTTAACTAATATATTATACTCCCCATTAATTGGAGAATTAAAATTATTTTTCTTACTCCAATTTTCTAAAGCAGGAATAAAGTGTAAATTTCTTGTATTTCCCCACATTTAGAACATTTCTTCATTTTATTATACACATTAGAAAAACTAGGGGGAGACCAGAGAATGGTAATTTTCTCCTTCCTTATAATTTAATTCAAACCCATAATTCGTATATATGTTCTTAATTATATTTAGGACAACACCCATTTCACTATCCCTTATGTCTAAAAGTATTGAATCATATACATATAAAATTAGTTTTGAATCAAAACCCCTTAACTTACTAAGCACCTCCCATAAAATTGTTACTTGCATAGAAGATTCAAGACATTGTAATAAATAATTTAAAATTTTCCCAGGGTTCATATTAACATGATTGATTTTAGATAAAATATAACCAGATATGGGACATACTATATATCCTTGCTTATTATATTCATCCCATAAATTTTTTTTATATAATGATATTTTTTGGAAAAATTCTAAATCTTTATATTCTTCTAAAGTACTACTATTTATTTGTTTTAGAGTTAATATTTTTGCCTCTTTCCTCCCTAAGCCGTAAATTTCCCCTAAGTATTCATATATACCCCCAGAGGGTATTTTATAATCTATAAGTTTAGATAAAATAACCACATGCATACTTTTAACATCGAGTTCCACAAACCTGTTATTACGTGGTATAAAACTTTTTCTGCATCCATTTTCTTTATTAAGTGCGGCATAATTTACGTTTTTAAATTTATTTGAGGGTCTTGTTGTTGTTGTTTTTAAGTTATATTGAGTGTAGACGTATTCCTCACCTGATAGGGGGTGGAAATATTCTTCGAAGGTTGGTACATGTACTTTAATTCCACTTCGCTCGATTGCGTTGAATACCATTGATACTTTATTATTAAAGAATTCATTGTATTTTGTTTTACATTGGTTTATAGTTGTTTTTAAATCTCTGAATATCGTTTCACATAATTCATAATGTTTAACAACCGGGATAATTTGGTTTATATTTGGGTTATCACCATGTTGTCTATAATATAATTCATGTGTTTGTGTTGTAGGTCGTATATACGTAGTGGGGGGTGGTGTGGTGTTCCAAAGTGTTTTTAGAGGAAAATAATGTAATATTTCCTTTTTATCTCTACAATATAGAACTTCAAAGTTTTTTAGTATGTCAAATATGTCTGTTTCATACGTGTTTAATTCGTTTAAAGTTTCACTATGGTTGACCCCTAACATAAACCCCTTGCTTGATTCATTTGGTCTAATATACACTAAAGATATGTGGTTTTGTGTTGGGTGTATATTATCATTGTATGGTATTACTTCTATGAATGCCTCCTTATAACCACTATTGTGGAAACACCTTAATTGCTCTTCTGTTTCTATTAACCAATACATTTATAACCTTTTGTTGGTAATGTAATAAGGCTCCCTATGGGAGCCTAGTTATTTGTTGTTTGTTATTTGTTATTTGGTATAAATATATGAAAGTAAATTAAGATATCAACATTTATTTGCAGAATTGGTCGTATCTTTCTTTAAAGTAAGATGTAAAACCTCTTAACCTATTATCTCTTTGGGATTTTTCAACAATATTTTTATTTGTATTATACACTTGATTTCTATCTCCGGTTATGTCCCAGGGTAATGTAATTGGTTCATATAATTGATATGCTACCATTTCATCTCTATTTACATATTTTTGATATTGTTCTTTGTTTACCTCTATGAATTTAGGTTCGTTTGTTTTACTTAAAAAATATCTTTGAAATTCACCTAATTTATAATCGGATTCTGTTGGTTGAGGATAGATTCTGATGGGTTGAGATGGTGTAACGGTATTTGGGAGGGGGGTGTTTAAATAATCCCAAGTCCATATTGTTGTTTTTGTTTTAGAAATTAGGGAAAGATTGGCAAGGCCTAAACTTTGATCATTTATAATTTTTGATTCTAGTTCTATTAAAAGTCTTACAGGTTGGTCTTGTGGGTTTTTACCCGTATAATAGGCACCAGTAGATGTTGAAAAATAAGAACCAATATATTCTTCTCCTGTGGCTTCAATTATAAATTCTTCACCAGATGTAGATAAATTTGTTTTTATTTGTGATTTTGGGAAATACATAAATTAAGTATTAAAAAAGGTTGTTGAAAATTGATGTTGCTGCTAAAATATTAGATTGAGTATCACTTACACTACTGATTTGGTACTCCCAATGCCAAGCTTCCCAACTTTCATCTCTTGTTTTTGGATTTAGACGTTTAAAACCAAATTTTATTGCGTTTTTTGCTAACCATTTGTATTGGGGGTCTTGTGGTTTTATTGCGGAAAAAGAGAGAGTTGCAAAATCTACAGCTACACCAAAACCATGATTTGATGATCCTGGGGATGCTGCTGCACCTTTTCCAGATATTGGTTGGCATTTTGCACCTCTTGCTGGTAGATTTGAGCAATTTTGTTTAAAGACTCTTTCTTGATCATCATACGTCCTATAAGCACTGTTGATTTTAAATTGAATGTTATCTTTTTTAGCTTGTTCTAATAACTTATCTAAGGCTAAAGATGCTTCGGTGAATAAACGGATTCTCTTTTCATCACTTTGAATATATCCTTTATATTCAAATTCATTATTAATAGTACGTAATTTATTATTTGGGATTTCTCCGTTTGTATATGTAGTTCCTAATATTTGTTTAGTTGTTCCTCCTCTATTCCCACTAAAATCTGTTACTATGACTTCAGGAAGATCTCCACTAACATTTGTAACACTTGATATGCCATTAGAAGTATTATCTTTTAAATTAGACGTAGAAATTGTTCCTAATACGGTATCCCAATTATTGCCAGATATTCTATGGTTTATTTTGGTAACTAAAAAATCAAGAGCTTCCCCATAGTTAGGAGGTAAAAATCTAGTATCTATATTTAATTTATTATATATCTTTACACCCGAAAGTCCTTCCAAAGTAAGATCAAAAGATACAGGGATAAACCCTATGTTGCCTGAGGCTTCTTGGGTTTCTTTAAATTGGTTTTGGGATAAAGTATCTATATAAGATTTAAAGGTGGATTTACCCCTATTTATTAAATCATCATCAATAAATAATTTATTATATTTTTTTGATATGTTAAATTCTTTTTTTGCAGTTCCATTACTAAAAGTATAAGGGAAATTTGCACCGAATATATCATGTAAACAACCTGCATATGTATTTTGTGTTATTCTTTCTATTTCATTTTCCTCATATGTTTTAGCATCTAATTCTATTTTTTTCTTAGTAGTATCTTGTACAAATTTTCTAGCAACATCTTCTTTAGTACCTAATTGATCTTTATAACCAATCCACTTACGACCACTTGTAGTAGGGTAACTGGATGAATAAGGTAAAATCCATTTAGCATTACTTGAGTCACTCTCAAGGGTTGCTAAGGCATAATTATATGCATCCTTTTTATATTGAATTAAATCTGTACCGGTAGATGTTTTATCTTTAGAAGAGAGGAATGGTATGGGGTCTTTATATTGGAGTTGAAATCTATCTTTTAAACCTATATTCCATTTAGAAAAAGCAGTAGCATCAGAATTTTTAGTTGATTTACCATCGGCTGTAGCCCCAATAGAAATCATACTAGCCATAGAGTTGTCTATTTTTGTTTGAAATTTTATATCTTTTAAAAAGTTGGATTTTCCACCATTATAACCAAAAACTTCTATTTTTGGATTTGTCTTTGGTGATGGTGGGGATTTTTGGATAAATTTACTTAACCCCGGGATTGGGTTTTGGTCTATAATAACTAAAGTTTTATCATCTTTAATTACAGGTTCTAAATTGTTAAATCCTCCTAAAGATTGATTTAAACCATTACATATGGATTCAACTAAAGTATAAAGACTTAAGTTTCCATTTTCATCTACATTATCTTTTAAAATTTTTAGAAGAAAATTAACATTTAAATACACATTCATTAATTTGCCGGCAGTAAAACCATCTTTTTCTACCATAAACTTTTGGGGTAAACCTACATTGATTTTACTAAAGGGTGATTTATCTTTTAAATTTTGATAAGAATCTAAAAAGTTTTTCCCCCACTTCATTGTAAATAAACACACTTTGGGGTCAAATGGAAGTTGATTAAAATATGTTTTTATATAATTATCTTCAGGTGATGTTTCTATGGATATAATACTTTCATTTTCTGAAGCTTTAGGGATTACTAGGTCTGTTAGATTATCTAAAAAGAGTCCAAGTCTTATAAAATAATTGAATTCTCCTTTAGGTAAAGGTTTACCATATACTGCTTCAGTTACACCTGGGATATCTTTATATGAAATTAGAGGGGAATCTTTAGTATTTTTATCATGATTAATTATTTTTTTATTAAGATATCGACTTACTACGTCATTACCCATAGAAAGATAATTTAAAGATTCCTCATCAAAACCTTTAGCTTTTAATTTAGTTTGATTTAAGGTTAATTCCTCTTTACCTGCTATTGGGGCACTAGTGTTAACCTTTAAAGATTCTACTACATCTCCAACTGTAATTAAGTTTATTGTTATATCATAACTACCATCGGGATTAAAATTCCATGTAAAGTTATTTACTTTACCGAAAAACCCATCATAATTACCATGATATATATCGCTTCTATATCTTTCTATAGCTTGAATCATTTTAGAAGGGGTATAAGTTTCGTTTTTAAACCATAAATCTTCTATAATGGTATTTCCTGTCTCTTCTATAGTAAAGGTACCATCTTGTTTTATTTCCTTAATATATTTATCCCATCCCCATTCTAACATCATAGTGTAACCTAATCTTAAGTAAAGCATTTCTATAATAGAAAATTGGTATCTATTGAATGCTTTTAAAGTTACAGTTGCTTTACGAATTGAGCCTCTATTTACACAATCTATAGATACATCTATTATACCTGGGGTGGGTTGTAGGCCCATTTCTGTACCTCCAAAACCGTAAGAAGAATCTACATCTAACCAAGATTGTTGGGAGGTTTGTATACCCCTTCTAAAAGTATAATCAGAAAAATCTTGAGTTCCTTTTTTAAAGTTAAGATTAGATAAAGTATTAAATAATACAAAGTTTTTAGCTAAACCCTGACCATTATATTTAATATAACCAATTTTTGAAGACGGATCACCTAAATCTTTAGATATAGAAGTTAATCTAGATATTCCCGTACTTTTTTCAGGTAGATTTTTCCCATCAATTTTATCAACTAAAGCTACACCTGAAGCCATTTTGACCCAAGCATTTCTATTATTTAAATAAGTTAATAGTGTTGTGTTGTTTGTTCTATTTATAGAAGATCCTACACTCCCCGCACCATTTAATTTTTGTCTTATATCTATTTGATCAAAAACGTATTGTTTAAATTCTTCACCTAGGATATTCCCTTGTTCCATAACTAGTTATTATTTAATTCATTAAATAAAGATGTAATTTGACTTATATTTGTTGGTATTCTTAATTGAGAACCAACGGGTGGATAATATGAATTTTGTTTTAATTGTGGGTTTGCTATAGAAATTACCCACCATAGTGAGGAATTACTATAATAAGTTTGAGCTAAAGTATCAAATCTGTCTCCCACAGTTGTATAAACGTAAATATCACTAAAACTTAAAGGAATATCCGGATATTTAGTTATTGTTCTAAATGTCTTTCCTTTAGTTGAGATTGTTGTTGGTATTTGTGTATATCTACCCATTTAATTTTAAATTTATGTTGGTCATACCAACCCAGTTGACAATGAAGTTGAAGAAACTAAAGGTTGGAGTGTTAAGGGTTTAAAAGTAGAGGTTAACGGAAAAGGGATGGGTTTAATCTTGGTATTTAAATTATAATTTGTTGTTAAACCATTACTTAATGCTATATATCTTTCATCACCATATTTAGTTAATTCTCCTTCATTATTCTTACCAAATGTATTCTTTTGTACAGCAGGTACAAAATCATGGATTGGGATAAATTTGAATCCTGTTACTTTAATCATGTGGGGTAATTCTTTTACACTATCATCTGATTCTACTTCTAGAGGTGAAGATTCTTTTGCTGACCCATAAGGGATTGCAATTTCCCATGGTGACTCTTGAGGCACATCGTATGTAATAGAGGTCATTATTCCAACCTGTTCGTATAAGTACCCACCAATTGTTAATTTTACTAAATTACCACGCATATATCCTAATTTTGAATAATCAGGAGCACATACTGAGGCTAAATAGTTTAATTTTTGATACATAGGTATTAGTTCTGCTTTTGATTGGGCAACTACCGTCCAAGATAATGAAATTGATCTGTCAAACCCATTATATCTATAAAAGTTTTCACCTCTTCCCATAAATTTTTGGGATTGCCAATCTGCAGAATAAGAATCACTCATCGAATCTATAAAAGCTCGGAAATGAATATTAGTTTTTTTAGTAGGGTCTTCATTATCTATAACACCTATTCTAAATTTAACAAGGTCATTTACAGCAGGAACATTTGATACATTTTGATTAGGTAATGTTTTATATATTTGCCTATAATTAATAGTATCTAATACTACACTATCATCTTTTTCTTTCTTTCCAGGGTTTCCTAAATTTACTCTTATTTCTATATTTCCTGCTTTATTATAATCTAATCTAGAATATCCTTTGGGGTTTAGGATATTAGGTCCTATTTTAGGTTCAAACCTAGAAGATGTTTTTAATATTATTTGTTCCTGAGTAAGAGTGTTACTTCCTGCTATTTGGGTATTAGTTTTAAGAGTATTAGGCTTATATACTGATGGTGGAGGTGAAGCTTTACCATTTGATTGGAATACATTTTTTAGATTATCTAAATCCATGTTTGGAATAGAGCCTCCTAATAAACTTGCGTACTTTGGAGAAGCACCAACTCTTAAAAATTGGTCATTGTTAATTTTATTGTCATATTCTTTTCCTTCTTCTCTACGTGTAAAGGGGGTTTGAAATGGGAATATAGAAGATATATAACTAGTGTTGTTTTGATTATTTAAAGTAGAACCAAATGTAAGAGTACTAGATGTAAATGAGTTTTGTGGTGAATTAAAATTAAAATTAAATTTGCCATCAATTGGACTTGGTGTAAAATTTTGAGATTGAGAAAAGTTTACATCACTACTCCATCCTATTTTAACTGGGGTATAATTTAAATTGGGATTATTTATACCGGTTCTATCATTTGGGGAAAGTAATTTAATTTTAGTTCTCCCTATCCCCAATATTGAACCTGGTCCTCCTGAATAGTCATATAAGTTTCCAGATGAAGTAGTTAAAATGTGTTTATTTAAATAACCCTCTAATCTACTTTTGCTTTTTTTGTTAACTAAATCTTTATAATAAGGTTGACCTAAAGGATC